TTACCCATCAATATCGCGGAGAATAGCCCTTAGGCGATTGCGCACCATGTCGACGCTGGCGTCTGGTGACTGCTTCATGACCTCCAAGCAGTCGCCGAGGTAGATCTGGTACTCACTCATGGCCTCGGCCCCTTGTAGATGAAGACGTAGGCGAACCAGAGGGTGGCGATCATGGCGTCACCCGCTTGAACTCGACAACCCAGACCCACGGGTTGGCGTCCCAGCTATGCGGCGATGCCTTGTATGCAGCCTCGCCTCGGGGGAATGAGCCGCCGGCGACGTGACACCAGAGCGACTTGAACGACTCCTTAGGAGTGCGTACGCAGAACGTGCCGTCGCCGCTAAGGTGGTAGTTACGCCAGAACTGATGTGAGCCTTCCGTGGTTTTCGGTACCGGGATTATTCCCTCGGCCTGCGCCTGCTCGTCACTGATGTCCTGCAGCCGCTCGACGCGAACGGCGGTGACCTCCAGCAGAATGCGGCTGTCACGGCGGAACATGTGGATGCCCGGTTTCCACGGGCCTCCGTAGTCCGTGCGGTTGTCGCACTCGCGGTACACAACCCACTCCTGGTCAGGCGCCTGGGCTACCCGGATGCGCGCCCAGGTCTCGCGCACCCACAGCCGGTCGCCTGGCTTGCCGTAGGGGCAAGGTGCGTACACTTCCAGTTCCTTGGCGCACTCTGCTTCGGTCGATCCAAATACGCAGAAACCATAGCGCGGGTCTCGCTGGCCTATTGCGCTCCAGCGCTGACGATCGCCAATCGGAATGGATGTGTCCTCGGCGGGGATTTGGAAACCTTTCACTGCCCGCCGCGTGACCGTCTTCCGGCCTTCCAGGATGGCGCGCACCATCGGCGCCGAGAACAGGATGGGGCGTTCTTTGATTTCGCTCACGGGGTCACCTTTTCGAAGTAGAACACCACCGGCGCACCAGTCTCGGCGATCAGGCCATATGCCTTGGCCAGGCGGTAAATTGGTGTGTAGTTGTTCAGCGACTCGACGTGTCTTGCGATCCAGCTGCGCCAACCTTCCAGCGTCTGGCCGCCCTTGCTAATGTTGCAGGGCGCGCAGGCCGGCATCATGTTCTCCAGCACGTCATGCTCAGGGCGTAGCGGCTTGCCGGAGACCAGCTTCCAGGCGCCGGCGGCGGTCTGCTTGGACAGCAGCTCACGCACCACCGGCGCAAGATGGTCGGCGTGCCACCGGTCGCCCAGGAGCACCCCGCAATAGGCGCAGTGCCCGCCGTACTTCAGGCGCACTTGCTCGCGCTCAGCTTTCTTCAGGCGCATAGAGTTCCTTGCCGCTATAGCGGCTGACTTTGAAGGGGGAGGGGTACGGCTGTATTTTGCTCTTGCAAGTACGTATGGTTATGGCCGCATTTAAGTCGAGTGCGAATACAGCCAATCAGAACCACTAGTACCTTTTCAGGATGAAGCCATTAATATGAGTTACCGTCACTTGCTGTTGTTGGCTCCCATGTTTTTTTTGCAATCGTGTGCAACCGTGAAACCAGAGTTACAAGACTCTCAGTATCAGCAATTTGCTTTGGCATTTGTTGCTGGTGAGCGTTGCGTCGCACAGGGTTACACTGCCCCCGACGTCATCGCTTTCGGGAATAGGCAGTTGGGTTACAAGCTAAATAGCTACGCCTATGATGCTGAAAAAATGCGAGTGGCTCTTAGCAGCATCAATGCGAATGTCAGCGATCAACCTACACGTGAGCAATGCAACCTTATTGCTCTGCGCTTTGCAGAAATGAGACAAACAGTTGAGGCAAACGCCGCAAACGCTCAGATTCAGGAGCAATCCATGCAGGACGCTGCTCAATATTTACGCAACACTGCACCCAAGACAACGTACTGCAATCGGCTCGGTACGCAGACTATTTGCAACACTTATTGAGCAGGATCTACACGACTCTCATCGTTACCAGATCATGGGCATTCACAACCGTCATGCCGAGGCGCTCGGCGATCAGGACTTCCAGGCGGGCACCCCTTGAATGCTCCCAACCGGGCAGGGTGGCCACGGTGTCGCAGTCCATCAGGGCGGCAATGTCGCGGCGCATGCAGTCGTTCCAGCTTCCGCCGTCAGGGTTGAGCTCGGCCGGGTTGGTGACGGTGTGGCCGCCGGCGCGCAGGTTATCGGTCATAGCGGCGAATGCCGAGAAGTTGAGATCGGGGAGGCCGGTCATGGGGCCGCTGAGGTAGATGCGCTTCATGCGACCTCCTTGTCATGCCCTGGGCAGCCGCCGCCGGCAAAGTCGAACCCCTCACACGGCGGCCCGAAAGGAAGTACCTCTTTGCCCTGGGCCAGCGCTTCGAGCAGATGATCCTTCGCCTCGTCGGCGGTGCACTCACGTCCATCCACGCGGAACATGCCATTGAGCTGGCGCTTGCTGAAGTCGCGGATTGCGCCGCGCACGCTCAGGTGAATGTGAAAGGTACGGCCGTGCGGCCCGAAAGGATCAGCCGGTTTGTTTTCTGTAGGCATGGGTAGTCCTTGCCGGGCCATGCCCGGGCGGTGGAGTGTTTAATTTCTGTGAGAGAATTACCGCAGGTAATCAAGCCACTATCAAAAAGGGACTTTTATGGATGCTGCAATTGCGGGTCTAGTCGGCGCGGGTATCGGGCTTGTAGGCTCGCTGGGTGCGGTATGGATTCAGAATCACTATCTAACCAAGAGAGAGCGAGCTAAGTCAGTTATGGAAATAGCTGTTCGCAGCAGGGAGCAAGAAGTAAGCCTGGTGGCTGCGGGTGCTCGTCGTAGGAATATTCCGCCGATCGAGGTATACGTCCAACACCATCAAGCCCTCTTTGACTTGTTGGAAAAGGGCGATTTCAATTCCAAGGCAGTGGTGAAGATTTTTGCCGAGAGAGATTCGTTGGCTAGACGTCTGGACGACCTCGCTGAAGAATGGGCGATTGCCGACGCGATTGAAAAAGCCGGCGGCTAGATCGCCATCTCACCTTGAAGTTCTCTCTGCCAAATTGGTGAACTGTTATGCGCTTCGATCCGGTCAGCGATCACGTTGGCGCGCTGGCCGGCGGTTGGCGGGGCGTACATTCCAAAGCGGCTGATGCTGCCGCCATTTACTGCCGCGTTCGTGGAGTCGGCAGACGCGAAGGGCAGGTGCTGGAATATCGCGGGGTCGAGCATGCGCAGGCCGTGCAAACGGCATACCGGTCGGCCCTGGTCATCGCATACCGCTGCCATGGCGGTGCCCATTCGTTTCCACCAGGCATCTGTGCCGGGGCTTGCCCATTGGCCAGAACTACCAAAGGCAACCGTCGGCCATTCGTTGGCGAGGCGCTCCAATCGTTCAATGGATTCGTGCAGGTGCCAGACAGGAACGCCGCGCAATTCCCTGGGCCAAGCAGACAGCAGCAAATCGTTTGCCGCTTCGTCGCCATCAATGACGTCAGGTATCAACGCCCAGTCGAAACCCGGGTGCCGGTGCCATTGCTCGACCCAGGCGGTATAGCCATCAACATCCAGCTTGCCGCCTTTCTTCCAAACCGAAAACGCGCCGTTATCGAACACAAACGACTGGCAGACATCGGCAACGATGCCCATGTCGTCCTGGCGCGGAAACGGGACCAGGGCATGCCTGCTGGCGAGGAACCGGGCGCCGTCCTGTCGGGTGCCGCCGACCGGCGTGCCGTGGTAATGGATCATCCGCTGAGCCTCACTGTTTCGATCTCGACGCCCTGGTGCGTAGCGATGATGGTTTGATCGCCGCCCAAAGACTCCGACAGGCGATCGGCGATCTGTTCATGCCAGCCTTTTTTAATCAGCGCAGTGGCTGCCCTGATATGCTCGACATGGATCATCGACAAGGATTTCAGCTCAAGGCGATAAACAATGGTCTCGCCGTCGGAAGGGCAGGCCGCGGTGAACGTGTGTCGATACGTGTTCATAGGGGATCCTCGCCGGTATAGTTCCGGGATCTACAGGGGGGGGTGGGATATGAGTTGGGATTGTGTGTCGTATTGGATCGAGCATCACCCGGGTCTGGCTTCCTGGGTTCAGGCGGTAGGTTCAATCGTAGCGATTCTGGCTGCGATCTGGATTGCATCGCGTGATTCAAGAATGAGGCGAAACGCGGAGGCCGAAAGCAGAAAAAATGCTGTTGTTCGAGCGGAGGCTGTATTGAAAGAGGCTGCTTTAAGAGTGCGTTTAGCTATTGACGTGCACAAAAACATAACCCCTCGTCAAATAGACGCGATATCCACAGGATTGAGTCAGTCGCTTCAGCACTTGACTGAAGTTATTTCAAGTCACGGGGTTAGCTCTGCAATTCATACGCAGTTATTCTTGACAAGGGTTGCAGTTGAAGATGTTGCCCTTTTTGTAAATATGATTACCGAAGAAAAAAACTGGACTGAAAACACTTGTCTTTCAGTCCAGAAAAGACTTGATGGAATCGAGTCTGCTCACGCAATTTTGGTCGCCATGCAGTAAGCGATCTCGTTACATTTATCACTGAGGCCGGTAATGAAGCGCGGCCAACTATTTGACGTCTCGATGCGCTAGCCTGGCGGGATGCGATGCTGGGGGATGATGTCGTAGCCCTTATATGTAGGCACCTGCCTCGCCGGCTGGCGTGATTCGTGAATTGGGTTGATGATCTGCACTCAGCAAAAACCTGACGGTGACTGCGATGAGCACGAAAACCGATGTGGAAGCGATACGCCTGATAGGCGATGAGGTGGTGCGGCTGCTCAGCCTTCCCGAGGAAAGGCTTGAGGCTGAGGTGCGCCTGGGGCTCAAGCTGATCGCTGATTTGGCGCTGTGGCGTGATCTCGCGGGCCTGCCTGCTACTGAGCCTGCTGGCAAGGTTCGTTGATATGGGGTATTACAGGTGACCGGCATGGAGCCGGAGGAAAAAGGAGCCTTCCATTGTTTAAAAAAAATCAACCAATGCCTGTGGTCTACATTGGGCTAGCAGTCGTTCTAATAGTTATTGCAGCTCTCGCGCCCAACTATTACGAAAAGTTCCTTTGGCTCAAGCCAGATAGCGACTCATTATCACAATGGTTTGAGAGGTCAGGGGCAATTACCACGATCTTTGGACTTTTAGCCATCAACCTTTTGGATGAAGGCGTGCAACGGTTGTTACCAGCAGGAAAGGTCGCAGATCTCGCAAATGTTCACACGTTTAGTATGTTTGAATTCAGTTTCAAGGTCTTAAAAGCGGTCGCTTTTCTGCTTACACTGGCAGGAACGTTGATTTGGGGGTACGGGACCGTTCTTAAAGCTCATTTCGGCTGATCTAAAAAAGATTTTCTGCTTCAAGCTTCTCTGTTTTAGAGCATAACTTCGTTATGAAAGGCTCGCGCCACGTTTTCGCTAATCACGATTTCGTGGCGCGGGTAACTCTAATCAGGCAACTGCACGCTTTAGTTGATCGGTTAGCTGCGTCGGTAGGTTGCGCAGCTTCAACGTTCCACCGGCTTCGTCGAACTCGATCTTGTCGCCCAACAGGTGCGCTTCGAAGCTGATAGACATGCCCTCGGCCCGGCCAGTGAAACGCCGGAAGTTGTTGAGGGTCTTCTTGTCCGGTGGCAGGGCCTCGGAAAGCCCGTAGTCCTTGGCCTTGATGAAGTCGTAGAAGTTCTTCGGCTCATCTTCGTCAATCAACTCCGACAGCTCGCCAAGGGTGATCGGCTCGCCCAGTTTGGCCTGGGCCATGGAGTAGCTGACCAGCGTGTGTGTCTTCTCGCGGGCCGACTCTTCTGGCAGATCCTCGCTTTCAACAAAATCGCTGAACGCCTTGAGCAAGGTTCGGGTTTCGCTTGGGCCGTCGATCCCTTCCTGGCAGCCGATGAAGTCGCGGAAGTACTCGTTGAGTTTCCGGCCCTGCTTGCCCTTTAGGTATGAGATATATTGCTTCGATTTCGGGTTGTTCTGCCATTCGCTGATGTTGATGCGCGCGGCCAGGCGGATGTGATCCAGATCCAGGCGCTTCACCGTCATCAGATGCAGCTCTTCAGTCATCGTCACCGCTTCGGTTTCCTGTACCAGTGCGATCACTAGGTAATCGGTCAAGCCTTGCTGGTAGTGACAGAAGAGGGCGTGCCCGCCGGTGGTGAGGTTTGACTCTTCCATCAGCTTGGTCAGGTGTTCGACAGCCGTGGTGGTGAACTCCAAGAAGGTGGAGCCGCCAGCCAGATACTCGCTGAGCCAGCTGCTCAGGGGGAAGGCGCCCGAAGCGGCGTGAAAGAACCCCCAGGCCTTGCCGGCGGTGGCGTTGTAGTTTTCGTTGAACTGCTGCATCAGGTCGTCACGGGCGCCGCTATCCACTTGCTCGTCGCTGGCGAGATGCAGAACGGCCGGGCTCCCGTCGGGCTTCTTGTCGATCTTGTGGATGATGCTGTGGCGGATGGGCATTGCGTTTACCTCAGGTAGGCGCCGCCCTCCGTGGCCGGTGGTGGCAATTTGGTTTGGGTTGGGGTATTACGGGTGACCGGCATGGAGCCGGATCAAGGAGGAACGCGTGGACGAAAAGCCTTCAAACATGCTACTTGCAGATCAAAGCGGCCTGACCATAGCTGAAGTCGGCACGTACTTGACGGAGCTTGTGTTGCAGCCTGACGGAAGCTGGATCGCTTACTTTGGCACTGAGATCGATCGCTCGCCAGATGCCAGGTCAAAGTTGAATGCAGCACGAACGTTATTGATCCCAGCCTGGCTCGCAAAGCATTGGGTTGATCGCAATATTGGGTAGGCGCCATCCTCCGCTACCAGTGGTGGCAATTTGGTCTGTCTTGGGGTATTACGGGTGACCGGCATGGAGCCGAATCAATGGGCGTGCTTGATATGAGTAAACAAAGTAAATCTTGGAAACCAATAATTTTAGGGCTTCTCGCCGTTTTGTTTGTGATTGGTGTGTACACCGCTTACTACGGTTTTCTATATGCGGGGTACGAAACATCAATTGATAGTAGTGGTAACTTAACGGGTGTTCGCTCGGGCGTGTTTGGTGACGCATTTGGAGTTCTGAATGCTCTTTTTTCGGGGCTAGCGTTTTCTGGTGTATTAATAACTTTGTTGCTTCAGAGGAAGGATTTGGCTGAAAGCCAGTTGCAAAATGCCAAGCAGCAAACCGAGTCGCAGTTTTACAGTATGTTGACTCTACAGCAGCAAGTCATTCAAGGATTTGATCTGCACATAAATAGAAACGATCTTCAATATACTATTGAAGGGCGAGACTGTTTTAGGGATTGGCATAGAAAGTTATGTCGTGAATATAATGCGAACTATGAAGATGGACTGAGCAAAATCTTCCGGGCAGGTATGGCATACGAGCACGTTTTACGATCTCACCAAGGTGATTTAGGGTTGTATTTTAGAAGTTTGTATTCCGTCTTCAGGTTCGTTGAATTGGCTGAGTATGGAGACGAAAAACACTTGGCACGGGTGGCGCGATCACTTCTGTCGGACTACGAACTAGTCTTCCTGTACTATAATTGCTTGAGTCGCAAAGGTAGTAACTTTCAGAAGTATGCAAATACCTATGAGCTGTTCGACAATCTAGATATCAACTTGCTATTGGATGTTGATCACGTACTTTTCATGGAGGAAGAGGCTTTTGGTAAAAATATAGAGGCACTAGCTGCACTTAAGAGTTTGAAAGCGCCGGCGCAATGATTTCATCCCCCGGATCGCGCTTCAACTCAGCTAAGCTTTGATTCCGAAACTCCAGCGCTACGTTTTCGCTAACCACGATTTCGTGGCGCGGATACCGCAAGAACTCGATCAGTTCGTCGTCGCTCATCAAGTCCATCTTCATGATGGCGATCTGCAAGACCTCGCTGATGATCGGCACCCTGCCTCGCAGCCGGATGCGCTCCATTGCTTGCTCGATACCCGGCCTTACCTTGTGCCGCAATTCCTTCTCGGCGACCGCCAGGCGCTTCTGCGCAGCCTTGGCTGACCGTTCCTGTACTGATTTAGCCATGGCAAATTTCCCTTTACAATTTGCAGCTATGTCACTAATACACTGATTTACGCCGTCCAGTAGGTGACGCCAGCCCAAAGGAACGAGATGGAAATCAAAGCTTTTTGTGCAGTGCATGGTATAGATTTGAGTCGATGCGCTGTATCTCTTGGCGGTGGTGGTTTCACACTAGTCGAGTTGGAAACTTCGCCTGTTGATTTTTTGACCTTGGCTGAAGAAGATCTTCAACGTGGTGGTCTATCTGCACTGGTCAATGCCGCTACAAACGCCAAACGTGCGGTTGTGAGTCAGATGGATCAACTTTTAATTTCTTTTGGTTACGATTCGCTTAGGTTAAAAGTTCCACGCAAAATAGAGAGGTTGCAGGCTCTCGGGCTTTTAGCTCCAAGACTGTTACGGAAAGTGGTCAAGATGCGAAATATTCTTGAACATGAGTATAAAAAACCATCGCTTTCTGAGGTGGAGGAGGCCCTTGATATTGCGAGTCTATTCGTACTTTCATCCTCCTCGATGTTTACCCCCTTCGATGATGTATTGGAGTTCTCTCTCTATAAGGCGTCGGATAACACCACTCCAATCAAGCAGTTAACTGTTGGTTTGGCGCAAGAAGCAGAAAGAGTCTTTTATACTGCCTACGCTTACGAGGGGGACGCCGCCCATAATGCCTGCGTTGGCAAATGCGAAATCCCGTCAGGGCATCCTCTCTTTGATTCAATGGTCAAAATTTCCGCTTCAATGATGCGGAAATACAGGGTGGATCAGGCGCTAAGGAACTTTGAAACGGTGTATGCAACTCTGTGACCTCGTCGTAGGTGGTGCTGCGTTAGCAACTCCTACTTGATCCTTATTGAGCTTTCGCCGCGCTCCAGATGCGCCCAGGCTGGTTCGGGTAAAAGTTCGTGCTCCGCATCCTCACCTGCCGCCATACGCTTTCTTACGGCTGCGTTGTGATCTCGTATTTCCTTGAGCTTGGTCGCGATAGCACGCTTGTCGGGAGAGAACACGGTTTTGGTGTCGATGAAGTCATCCGGGATATCATCCTCTTTATCGACGATGACCTTTTCGGGTGCCAGAGCCAGAGTGATCGTTAACAGGGGGCGCCTGATCGTCTTGATATCGGCGGCCTCCATGTTTTTGCGCAGGTACTCGTCGAGCTTGCCGACGGTATTCTTCCGGATGCGCTTGAGCTCGTTCAGCCGATCAACCTCTTTTTCGATTGCGTCGATATCTCCCTGGATGTTCCGACTCAACATGACAACGCTTTCCGCTTTGTCGCTGAACTCACCTTGGATCTCGTCCATGGCGTGCTGCAAAGCTTCTTTCAGGCCTTCGTCATCGGTGTCGGCCATCGCTTGTAGTTCGGCGAGCTTGCCGGTGAGGGTGTAGAGCTGGGTCATGCTGCAGCCTCCTTATCGGCGTCGGTGATTCGCTTCCATTCCAGCGAGACGCGCTCGGCGCCCTTGGTGTCTTTGCGTAGGGTTAGTTTGCGCACCGCCACGTCGTGGATTTTTTTCAGTTCCTGGGGAGACTGGGCGCCGGCCATCGTGTCGATAACTGATTTGATGTAGTCCAGGCGCTCCTGCTGTTGGCGAGCTTTCTCCGCTTCTTGATCTTCAGCTTGCTCGATCAGTTCTTCATCCTTCAGTTGGTTGACGTACTCGGCGTCGTCAAACATCCCAAGGAACACGTCGGCACTGAAGCCGAGCATTGAGAGTGATTTCTTGATTGCATCGGTGAGCGACTTCTTTGGCGCCTCGCCATCGGTAGTCGTGCCGAACTTCGACTTGTAGAGGTAGCGCGTGCAGCCGTATTGCTCTATCTCGCCGCGTTTGCCATCCAACTCAAACCAGAAGCGGATCTTGATGGTGTGGTTCAGTTCACGACCCAGTACCAGGCGCTTGTCTCCTTCTCCGCTGACCATTTCAGCGCCTTCGTCGAAGCGCTCCTCGATGACTGACCAGCCGAACCCGATCCCTACAGGACCGAACACTTCGGTTGCCTTCATGATCATCGCTGTACCGTTCAGACTGGTGATCTTCTGACCGCCAACCTCGGCAGGTTTTGTATAGCGGGTATCGGTCGTGCTGACCTTTTCCCAGATCTGCATGTTCGTCGACATGGGGATTCCTTGCCGCGATGCTCGCAGCGATAAAAGGGGTAGGGGAAATAAGAGTTGATAAACGTTCTTATTCGTATTTAAGATACGTAATAACATTTCAACTCGACGCAAGGAGCCTCACCTATGAAAGTGCTGTCCTCACTCAAAGAAGCGAAAAACCGTCACCGTGACTGCCAGATCGTTATGCGCCGCGGCCGGATCTACGTGATCTGTAAATCCAATCCAAAATTCAAAGCGCGGCAGGGCAGTGCGAAAAACAAAAACAAGGGTAAAGGCTGATCAGCTTGCTTGCTGATCCTGCTGCTGAACCCGGTAGCGCAGGACCTGGAGCACTCGACCGCCGTAGCCAGGTTCTGCGTATTGCTCTACCGGTGCACCAAAGAAACCACGGCGTTCGGCCAGGCTGTAGGCCTCGCGCAGGTTGTGAGCGCTGATGTCCTCGAGCTGCTCGTCGATAAGCGATTTAACCGGTGCAGTACTCATTGAATCTCCTTACGCCGCCGGCTGACATCCAGTAGACGGGCGCTATACCAGTGGAATTCTTCTGCGTTGATGGCGCCCGAAGTAAAGTGGCGGACGATCAAACCCTCAGCCAAGATCTCGTCGAGAGCGGGCTTATCTGGATCTTCAAGCGCAAACAACGCTTTATCGATCTCAACGTACGGGCTCACAGTTCGTTGTCCTCGGCCTGGGCGATCAGAGCATCATCAGCCAGAGGCTGAAGTAGTCGTTCGGCAATCTCGCCGAGCTTCCCAAGTGGGTGGTCGCTCCGTCCGAGTAGCTCCAGTGCTTCCGATTTCACCCTCGAACCCGCCATCCCTGCGATCAGTAAGTAGCCCAGGGCTGGAGTGTCGACGCCGCAGTCGGCAAGTAGGTTGTTGGCGTACTCATCGACAGCCAGTGCGAACTGGTAGGCCGTGACGCCTTGCTGGGGGTGCAAGTGGCGCTTGAACATCACGCTGCCACCTCTGGCCAGCTCTTCGGCTGCGTTGTACAGCCATTCGCTGCGAGCCAATTGCTGAGAGGTTTCGCACACCGGAGGCGGCAGTTGTTCGTCGTGCTCAAACTGAGGTTTGCGTAGTGCTGACATGGTCGCCTCCAAAGTGGCGGGTTGTTCACCTGTATTCGTCAACACTCATGCCTCCCGCTGGTTGCCGATGGGCGCGGGGGAGGAGTGCTGACGTAATAGAGGTGGGGAAGGGGGCCGCGGGATGCCGGCGGAAGAACGTCAACAGTCTGCTAGGATGCAGGCTGCTACCCGGGAGAAAGGCAGAGCCTTTTTGCCCGCGATGAATGACTACTTAGGGAAAAGACATGTCGGTCTACACAGTTACCATCCCGTGTTTCGCGCAAATGCTGCGAGCTTTATCGTCACTTTTGTCTAAGGGCGAGGCTTCTGCTCTAGAGCGTGGTTACGACTCGCAGATTCTGCTTGGAGCCCGGCTAGCACCGGATATGCACGATCTAGCCCGGCAAATTCAGTACGCTTGCACTCAAGCCCAGGAAGCGGTGCAGCGGCTTACAAAGCGGCCGGTTAGTTCGCTCACCCCTCCGGAAAATATGGCGGCAGCGAAGGAGCTAATCGAACGCACTTTGGTAGTTCTTGAATCAGCGGACCGTGCTCAGATAGAGGAAGGGGCCGAGCGTAAAATCGCTATCGAGCTACCAAACGGCATGGCTTTCGATATGACCGGCAGCGAATACGCCGTGAATTGGGCTACTCCACAGTTTTACTTCCACCTGGTCACGGCTTACAACATCTTGCGCAATAACGATGTACCTCTCGGGAAAGCCGATTATGTACAGCACATGTTTGCTTATCTGCGAAAGTAATCTCGCTGCCTGAAATCCGCTGAATCCACATCGGATATAGCTCGAATCCCTCCGAGTGTTGCCCGTCTTCGCCGCGGCAAAATCCGCTCAGGCTCAGGACAAGGTGGCCACCCTGCTATCACAGGAGGGCCGAGCTATATCCGATGCGCTCTCATAGAGAGGATCGGGCAGTTAACGACAGGGCTGTCGTGGCGCTGGTTGTTCAGTCGTAAAGCCCGTAGCTCAGGTCATCCGTATCGCAATCGATCAAAAGTATTGCGTTGCCGAAGTACAGGGCTGCCAACATGCGCTCCCACTTCGAATAAACCTGCATGTTGATGGCTAACTTTTTGTCATCCAGCTTTGCGCTGTAGACCTCGCCGAAGGCGATGGTTGGTTTCCACCGATCGCCGGTTTCACGTTCGCCTTTGATGCTCACGTGCAGAGCATGTTTCAGGCTGTAGTTGCTGCGTGAGGATGACGAGTAGTGGCTGCTCCGGTAACTGCCTTCTGGCTCCGGATCGAAGTAGATGTGAAGTGTTTTGTGTGAGTAGCTGCCATCTCCTTCCTCAACGCGGATTTCCGGGCGCTCCCATTGGTCTTCTGCGGCGCTGTCCTTGTGATGCTCGATGAATTCGTCGAGCAGGGCCTTCAGCGATACCTCGCCAGCTATCAGGCCATCGCCGGTAAGCACCTCAGTGATCGAGTTGTCGGCCTGCTCCAAGATGATTGCGCCCAGGCCGGCCGCTTCCCACCGCTGACGAAGCGCATTCGCGACGACTGCGTTGTAACGCTGAAGGTCGAACACGTCTGAGACGTTGGCCGGCAACGCAGCCTTGACAGCCTCCTTGATGGCTCCGCCGAAATCGCCGTAGGAGCGGAAGGTGTCGCTAACAACTTCTTTGAACAGCTTCTCGATACCCTCGTCGATCAGCTCGCGCGGGCGGTCTGACTGGGCGTATGCAGTGACGCGCTCGGCAAGCAGCGCTTGAAGGGTTTGTTCACTCATTTGAGGCTCCGTGCTTGATGGGTTGTTTTCCCAATGCACCCGACCGAACTGCAGTTGGGTGCATCAGTGAAAACTTCCGCCGTGACCCGCTACTGGCGTCGGTCACCGGCTTGAATCAAATGTTCTTCCAGCCGCGGGCCTTTCGGCTTGTTCTCCCGCTGGATAACTGTTCTTGGCGCTTTACGCTGCACGCCCGGGTCAGTTGCCAACCCTCTGAACCGTTTAGGCCGGTTCATCGCTGCCTTTGAATCTGGGCCGGTGGTGATCCGGCAAGGGGTGTAACCAAAGAGCGGCGGGCGAAGGCCCTTCGCAGTGGCTGTGTGTCGCTGCGATGGAATGAATATAAGTGAGCTTATTTTATTCGTCAATAAGCATGCTTATATATTTTCCTGCGGGCGATAAAAAACCCGCTCAGCGGCGGGCTCTTTCACAAGTCACAGTATTCTCGCCAACCGATCCTTACGGTGTCGCCGTTCAAGCTCTCGATGCGAATGCCGGCGGTATCTCCGATCTCCTGGATGACCTGGTGCCAGGCCTCGTAGCTTTCGTCCTCTCGCCTAGAGACGACGACGGCTTGCACCTTCTGCACGCCTGGGGCGGCAATGATGCGCTGTAGACGGCGACCTACAAGCTCGTAGGAATTACGTTGCTTTGCCGTGGGGTAGGGTGCCTGGATCATGCTTCGCTCCTTGCGATAACTGTATGAATGAACAGTATTCTTGCTGGCAAATATTGGCAAGAGGGCAGCAAGAAGTTTCATGCATAAATGCATATTTCTGTTGCCGGAGAGTTTTGGGGCAGGGTCGCGTCAGACAAATTCGCAGGTATAGAGAAGCTCGCTCACTGACTGGCCTGGATAGAAAGCCAGTAGCGACCCAAGTAGGAGCGTAGTACGGTCCGCTTTCAACAAGTTGCCCGGTCCGTCGCTTGGTAGACCACGGAGCGGGACACTCATGGCATGGAGGTCAAATGGACGTTACTCGACAGGTCAAGAAAGAAGAATTGGATGCAGCCCTGGTAGCGTTTGCCCGTTACAAAATCGGGGAGATAAGAATCTTCGACCTGGAGGAGGCAATGAGCTTTGAAGTAGGCGAGGCCCTATCCAGAAGCGGGCTGGTCAGGTTTTCAATTGCGAAGATGGTGTCCGGTCGTTATCGCATCAGCGATGAAGGGGAGAATGCGATCACAGATGCCGGTCGAGATCGCCTCAAGGTGATCCGAGGATGACGCGGCTTTTTGGCGAAGGATAGTCAGCAAGAGCCCGCTCAATGGTGGGCTCAGATCGGGTAGGGCGTCAGTCCGGCCCTTGGGCCTTCAGCTTTGCCAAGCCCTGCTTGATATACCCGGCATTCTCGCCGATCGTCTCCAAAGCGCCACGTACGTTGCCGCCGACCTCGGCATTGCCTTGTTCTTCGACGAGCAGCGTAAACTCCATTAGTGCAGCCTCCAGGGCGAGTTGGTTCTCATAGATTCGCTCAAGGGTGTCCGGGAGAGAATATTCGGGATGGGGCATAGCTTTGGCTCCAGTCATTGATGCTGGAAGAGTAGTCGACGGCTGCTTGGGAGCGCGAGCAAATCGCAGACAAAGAAAAGCCCGCGATGGGGAGTAGCGGGCTTAAAGGGATGTTCTCTAGGAGCTGGAGTAACCATAAGCGCCCGACTGTGAAAGGGATGTGAAATGTTGTGCTCAGTAGGACGTCGCGATTGCCTTGGCGAGTTGCATATCGGACATGAGGGGCGACCTATAGCTCAATCGGTAGTGTCGGGATGCTTGCTCAAACTGTGCACCGCGAATCTCGCCATCCGAACCTATGTAGGCAAGGGCGTCGGTCTTGGCTGACTTGAAAACCTTCGGCGGCTCGGTCGTTAGGGATGTGGTCGCCCCAATTAAAATGGTTGGCGCGGAGATTGTGAGAAATATCGCGGCAGCGATAGGGTTGGCGCCATCACCCGATACGGCTTGCGTGCTGACCGATGCCAGTAGGGCGATCGCCAGGGTCTTCCATGAGTCCATGCTTCGATGCTTCCATTGCGATCATAGGGCGCCACGATAGCAGAGTAGGGGGATCACCAGATACAAGAAGCCCTGCGCTAGGCCGGGCTCGATGATGGCTGCTTATGCTGCTACCGCCAGGGTATCGGCTCTCACAAGCATCAGGATCCTCATAAGGCGGCCTTCAGAAGGGCTCTACATTCGGCGTCGTATTTTTCACGCAGCTTGGCAGTGCTAGCTGGCGTCATCCGCCCTGGTGTCTCTTTGTGCAACTCCACCATTTTTTGCGCAACTTCTTCCTGAGCCTGCGGGGTATAGCCAGCATGCACCAATAGTACATAGGAGGCTCTTGAGGACTGACTGCGGCTTATGTCTGGCTGGTCACCAGCTACTGAAAGCACTTCGTAGTAGGCCGCGCAGTGGATGTCTCTTTCTTTTTTGGTGTCGGCTTGGGCGGTTAAGGAGATGCAGGTGAAGATGGCGCATAAGGCCAGTGTCATCGAGGATAGGCGCATGAAAACGAGTCCATTCGAGAGGGGCACAGATTATCAGCTCAGGGAATAGATACAAGAAGCCCGGCGCTGGGCCGGGCTATTGGGTAGGACCGAAGGGTTACGCGCCGATCAGTACAACCTGCTTTGCTCCGTCGGCCGCTGAAAGCACTGGAAGATAACCAACCCCGACAGATCGGGCCTCACCTTCAATTTCTTCATTCAAGAGCTTGATATTCTGCCGCTGCCGAACACCTAGGGTAGGATCGTCCGATCTAGGGACCGCTGAGATTAGCACCTCATCCTCCCGCACCGTAGAAGTGGTTCAGCGCGATTAGCTCAACCACCGCCACGATTGTGCAGAGCACAACGAAGCCAGGGCTGAACACTCGTTTGCGCCCGGATGAGCCTACGCCCAGTCCAGCGACATCAGAATAGCCGGGCAGCATCATAAGGAAAGCCAGGCAAGCAATGACCCCAACCTTGCTCCAGAAGGTCTGCTCTCGCCATGCAGTCATTGGCTCACTCTGGGCAGCAGCATCAGGAAAACCATCCATACCCAGGGCACTTCATGGCTCTGAGGCGATTTCTAAGAGCTTGAGTCTCGGTATATTCCGAATCCGAGGCGCCCATCTTGGACCGCAGTGCGTATTGCACGAAATCCTCAGCCTGCTGGCGATCTGCGGCTAGCTTGAAGGTACGGCATTGCTCTAGGCGCTCAGCTTCCGTCACCGGCATCGGTACTGCGTCGATCTGTTTTTCGTATTCTGTTTTTTCTTTTGGCGTGCTGAAGCAGCCGGAAATAAAAAGCGGGGCGACTACTAGAGTCGCGATCCGAAAGGCATTCATTACCACATTCCCTTGTGTATACGAGCGCTACTCAGCTCGCGATATCTCGATTTAACTTACCGCCCGGGCATACTCGCCCCGGCACACTTGCGGATCAGTAAAACTTCTGCAGCGCCTGCACGACCACGCCCACGATCCGGCAATTCTCGTCGACTGCCTCGATGGGATAGCTGGGGTTCAGCGGTTTCAGGAACAGCCGTCCGCCGTCGCTGACCAGCTTCTTGAAAGTGGCTTCGTTGCTGTCTGGCAGCTTGGCTACTACCAGTTTACCTGGTGCTGCCTCAGCTTCTGTGTCCACCAGGATCAGCGTGCCCTCGGTGATGCTCTGGCCGGCGGGCGCTGTCATCGAGTCACCTTTGACTGTCAGCCAAAACGCTGGGCCTTTGGAGTCGTACTCCGAAAATGCGTAGGTGTCCGAGATTCCAGCCGGGTAGGGCTCTACTGCTTCCGCCCAGGCGCCGGCGGCAACCCAGCTCACTACCGGATAGCGGAATGATTTGGTGGGCTGCGCCGCAATAGAGATATTTGACTCTGTAGCGCTCACACCTGTCATTGGCCCGGTATTTTCGGAGAGCCAAATAGCGTTCACACCACACACATGGGCGATCTTCGGCAAGTGTGCGCTTTGAAGGTTTTTCCCGGTCTCCAGCTGGGAGATTACCGGTTGCTCAACACCCACTTTTAAGGCGAGCGCCTTCTGCGTCAGCTTGGCGTGGTTGCGTGCGGCTTTGATTCGTTCGGCGAGTGTGCTCATCAGCTGAAATTTATAAGTTCCCTTATCGGCTTGCAAATAAGTGTCCTTCTACTTAGGATATAAGCAGGCTTATTAGGAGGGTGCTCTTATGACCCCTATCGAAAGGCTCGTCGACTTCTTCGGCGGGCAAACCAAAACCGCTATAGCGCTCGACGTTTCTCAAGCCGCAGTTTCGTACTGGGTTGCCGGGATTCACCCGATGCGCGCCGAAAAGGCTTTCAAGGCAGAAGAGTTGACCGGTGGAAAAATCACTGCTCGCGAGCTGTGTATTCCCCAAAAGGGCGCCCAGTCCGCCGCCTGACATCCCTGTCCGCCGTTCCATTGAAGCCAGGTTAGAAGAGAGCAGTCCCTATGCAAACGTCCAGTTCCAGACACACCGTACAAACCCGTGATCAGGTGCTGGTCGCCCACGCAGCAAACCAGATCGCACGCACCAGCCTGAGCCAGGACGACTTCGCCCAGGCGCTAAGCCGCGAGCTGTACCTGTCGATCCCTGATCGCGCCAAAGAGAAGGTCGTCCCTGATTTCAATTCGCCCCAACTGACCGGCGACGTGAGTGAGTTCGTGAAGGCGACCGGCCGCTGGCTCAAGCGTGTACAGCGCTGGCTGAACGGCGATCAGGAAATGCCGTCATGGCTGGAAGAGTCGTGGGTCAACGCCCTTGAGCCTGAATTCCGCGATCACTGCCTGAACGAGCTGGCGAGCCGACACGGCTTGACCGGTGCCCGCCAGATGACCAGCGAACAATGTGCGAACAAAAGCTTTGGTGCTTTGATCCGTGCTCTGGGTGATGTGATTGACACCGGCAGCGAAGTGTTTGACGACCAAGTCATGTGCGAGCAAGACCTGCCGCACTTACCGGCCTTCGCCAAGCAGTGCCGTCAGGTTGAAGCGAAGGCAGGGGAGTTGCGCCGCAAGGCTGAGGCATTGATCAACGGCAAGCCTGCACTGAAATCCATCGCCTGAATTCCAGGCACAAAAAAGCCGACGTACGAGGTCGGCTTTTTCTACAGCGGTAAACAACTGGAGCGAATCATGCACCAACACACTGAATCGATCAATACCCCCAACAATCTCGCGCCACGTTTTTCGCAATCTGAAAACGTGGCGCGCACAACGATGTCGTCCCGTGAGATTGCAGATTTGACGGGCAAGCGTCATGACCACGTCATGCGTGACATCCGCAACATGCTCTCAGAGCTGAAAATCACTGACCCCAAATTTGGGGGCACCTATATGGACGGCTCCGGGCGCTCAATGCCTTGTTTTCATCTGGATCGCGAACTTACAGAAACCCTGGTGACTGGCTATAGCATTCCGCTTCGCCACAAGGTCATCCGCCGACTTCATGAGTTGGAGGATGCTCAGGCCGCCAAGCCTGTTGCAATGCCGTCCTACGCAGAGGCTTTGAGGCTATACGCCGATCAGATCGAGCAGACGGCGGTTCTGCGCGTCGAGAATCACCAACAAGCCACAAAGATCCATTCGCTTGAAAACCTGTTCAAGGAAGGCATGACCCACACCCAGTTCTGCAAGGGCCTCAATGGCGTCAACGTAATGCAGGTGGGGAATTACCTGGAAGCACGGAGTTGGCTCTACAACGAGAGCAAGTCCGGCACCCGCCACCGTGTTGGCTCGTACGCCCGCGACAAGTACATGACCGAACACCAGGTTGAGGTCACCCCTCACGGCAAAAACCCCTTCATCTCCTACACGCCAACCCTGCTGAAGAAGGGTGCCGCGCGCCTGTACGACCTGTACCTGGCCGGCGAACTACCCATGAAGAAGACCTGGGACGGCCTGTTCACCCACGACAAAGCACAGAGGGCCGCGTAATGGCCGGGGACTGGATCAAAATGCGAATCGACCTTCAGACGCATCCGAAAGTATTCCGCATGGTGTCCGCATTGAAAGCGGACAGGTTGCGGATCATTGGCGGACTGCACATCGCTTGGAGCATCTTCGACACCCATTGTGATGATGGGGTGTTGGTCGGTTACACCGTGGACGCAATGGATGCTGTGGTGGGGTGGCCAGGCTTTACCCAGGCCATGATTGACGTGGAATGGGCGGGCATTCAAGACGACGGAAGCCTCGTAATGCCTCGTTTTGAAGAGCATAACGGGGCCAGCGCCAAGCGCCGCGCCAACGATAACGAGCGCAAGCGCAACGACAGAAAGGCGAAGAGTGTCCGCAATGTGTCCGCTAGTGATGCGGACAAATTGCGGACCAGAGAAGAGAAGAGAAGAGAAGATAAAGAACAAAAGCCTTTCGGCGATGAAGAGGTCGATCACGCTGAGATGTTCGCGCAGTTCTGGGCCCTGTATCCACGCAAGGTGGGCAAGGAGGCTGCACGCAAGGCGTGGGACAAGCTCAAGCTGACCAACGAGCTTTTCGAATCTTTGGTTCAGGCCCTGGGCGCGCAGTGCCTCACGACAGACTGGATCAAGGACGACGGCCGGTTCATCCCGCACCCGTCGACGTGGATCAACGGCAAGCGCTGGGAAGACGAAGTGCCTGATCCATCGCCGGCCGGTAGCAACGTACACCAGTTCACGCCGCGCCCTCAGTCTGGCGAACCAGACTTCAACAGCAACGCGTGGGCTGACGGCCTTGTGGCTCGCCCATGAAGCCGGTCAACCAACTGATGGCGACCATGGGCAACGTGCCCGCTGAAAGCCATGTCCGGCCGCTCGACATCACGCCGCAGACGGTCGAGGTGGTTAACGACTTGTTCCGCCGGCTACGCGGGATATTCCCTGCATGGCGCCAGGCGTGGCCGTCCACCGAAGCACTGGACGCTGCAAAGGCCGAGTGGATCAAGGAGTTTGCCGACGCGGGCATCCGCACCCTGGAGCAGATCGAGTTCGGTATCCAGAAGTGCCGCAAGCTCAAGAAGCCGTTCGCCCCGAGCGTTGGTGAGTTCATCGCCATGTGCGCACCCGGGCCAGAAGACTTCGGCATGCCGGCTGTTGGTGACGCCTGGATCGAGGCGCTGATGACCACGTACAGCCATGAAGCGGTGAGGCTGGCCGCCGAGGCTACCGGTCTTTTCGATCTGCGCGGTGCCCGCCAAGAAGACAAGGGCCTGCGCGCCAGGTTCGACCGCAACTACGAAATCATCCTTCGCCGCGCCCAGGCCGGCCAGCAGCTCGACGGCCGGATCGCCACCGGTATCGGCCACGACAGTCAGAAGACTGAATTCGAGCTGGCCAACGAACTGGCCGACCAGCAGACGCAGGCGCGAATCCTTCAGCAAGGCATCCCGGTAGACGGTAAGTCCGCCCGCGAGCTGCTGCTGGCCAAGTTCGGCAAGAAGACCGCGGAGCAACGAGCATGACCATCGACAAACAAAAACTTCAGAAACTGCTCTGGGCCGAAGCCGCGTCATACCGGGCTGACTGCGCCGACTGGAAGCGCAACACCGAGGCGCTGGATGAGTTCCTGGGGGAGAAAACTGTGGGCGAGGTGGCGCTGGAGCTGCTGGCCGAAAACGAGGCGCTGCGCAAAAGTTCAGGGCGGTATGAATGGCTGCGTCAGTCCCGTAGCGGATACATCGAGGTCGTGGAATGGATTGGCCCCCATGCAACCGGGATGACCGGTGAAGACCTAGACGCGCTGCTCGACACCGCCTGGGCAAGGGAGAGCAGTCATGACTGACTTGAATAAACTCTCGCCGGCGGCTCGATCTGCCGCAATGCGTGGCGGCACTTCCGGGTGGGGTCAAGTCGGCGGTTTGGCTGAACACATCCGGTACATGGAGTTGCGGCCCAAGCGCCCAGGCCGTAAGCCGAAATGCAACTGCGGCTGTGGCATGCCGAAAACACACACCGGGTTTGCCAACGGTGTCTGCTTAACGAGTGGCTGCGAGCTTTACGATCGCCGCTGGGTGACGGCTGCAGGAGTGAGGGTGAAGCCATGACAAAGCCAGCCAAGCCCCGCCCAATGCCCGTGTACTTGGTGCTGCGCCGCCTGGTAGATCCTGCCACCGGCAAGGAGGTGGCAGCGTTCGTGCCGTCCTCCGACGCAGACCGGTCGATCCTTCGCGAGCGGGATTTCCGGATCAACACGAAGATCCGCGCCGACCTCAAGCAGCCACGCAACCCACGGTTCAACGGCTTGGTCCACGGCCTGGGCCGGGTGCTGAGCCAGAACATCGACCGGTTCTCTGGCAAGCATTCCCACGACGCTATCAAGGCCCTGCAGCTGGAGTCGGGCGTGTACTGCGATGAGGAACTGTTCGACATCCCGGGCCTGGGCCAGCTCACCCGCAAGACACCCCGCAGCCTTTCCTACGACTCAATGGGGGAGGAGACATTCCAAGACTTCTGGCGCCAGTGCTGCGCGTACCTGGTGCTGCATGACTGGCCGACGCTCACGGAAGAGCGCCTGACCGAAATGGCCGAGTTCGAAGCATTCAAGGAGGCCGCATGAAGCGCACCCCACTGCAACGCAAGACCCAGCTCACCTCCGGCGGCCCACGTCGCAAGCGCTGCCCGGAGTGCCGAGTGATGTTCACGCGCGCCAGGGAATCGCAGGTGGTGTGCGGAGAAATCGAGTGCGCCATTGCACACGGCAAATCCGAGAAGGGCCGGGCGATCGCCGGCAAGGCACTGGCAGAGGTAGGGCGCCGCGAGATCAAAGTCCGCAAGGAAAAGCTAAAGACCCGGGCGGATCACCTGCGCGAAGCCCAGGTCGCGGTGAACGAGTACGTCCGCCTGCGTGACGCGCACCTGCCGTGCATCAGCTGCGACTCCACGCCCAACGACAACGACCTGATGACGGGCAGCCGATGGGACGCTGGACATTACCGTTCCGTCGGCGCATGCCCGGAGCTGCGCTTCGAGCCGCTGAACATCCACCGCCAGTGTGTGAAGTGCAATCGCAACCTTTCCGGCAACGCCGTGGAGTACCGCATTCGCCTAGTCCGGCGCATCGGCGCCGAGAAGGTGTCTTGGCTGGAAGGCCTTCACCCGGCTTGCAAGTACACCGTGGAAGAGATCAAGGCCATCAAGGCTAAATACCGAGCAATGACCAGAGAACTGAAGAAGGGGCAGGCAGCATGAAACTGATCAACGCACGTCAAGCGTGGGCTGATGCGCAGCACGAATCTAACGCCTCAATCAGTGCCGCGGCGGCTGATCGGGCCAAGTCCGCAACCGTAGTCAGGAAGGAAAAGGCAGCACTCCGGGAGATCATCTTCGCTGCCCAGGGCGAGGACAAGGAAGAGCGCATCATGGCTGTGCGTCAGAAGATCAGTATTGCTGAAACGCGACGCGCACCGATTGGCCGGTCCACACACCGTGCGGCTCATCTTCTCATCATGGGCAAGGTACAGAAGGCAATCGAGTCTCTGCCGTTCCAGGTGCAGCAGTTGGGCCACTACCTCTACCACCCGTGTATGACCGTTGTGCACATGCTCAACGCCGAAAAGCTGATTTGGGCGGATACGGACTTTAGCGCGCTCACTGACGCCAAGGCGGCGAAGGTTCATTGCCTGATCACCTGCGCCCTGCAGTCCTACAAGGTAGAGGTGAGCGGCGGTGACCCGTGGGGCCCGGCCCGAGTGTCTGACGCGATGATGAAGCTGTATGGGATCACCATTGAGCCCAAGCACTGGGATCGTGACTGGCTCGACATCTGGAATTTCCTGCGAAAAGCCATAGAGGAAGTGGATATCCAGGCACAAGAGCCTGTTTGGCAGGTGATACACACGGAAAACTCAGAGGATGCGGCATAAAGTTGTTGCTATGGTGGGGGATTTGATGTACTTTTCCCACACTGCGCAACTTACCTCCAGCGCACGACCACTTCGAAGCCCGGCCACTGCGCCGGGTTTTTTTTGCCTGAGTTTCACTTGTGGCCAGGACAGCCCTCGGGAAGTCCTGGACACTGATAAGCCGGTAATGCAGCCCTACGGAACAACATTGACGTCCCGAACGTCATCTATCAGTTTTAGGCGCTCTATAGCGCGTCTGCATCCATAGTTAGCTGCTTTTTGAAGATAGCGGATCTTTTCCTGCTTAAGGTTCTGACCTGAAATTTGAGTTGATAGACTCATGTAAAGCTCGGCTCGAATAGCTTTTTCATTGAGAGATGCAATTGCATTTTTTCTCCTGGAATCACTATCCCTATCGCAGCTAGGCATAAGCATTGGCTGCGGATAGTACTTGCTTTGCGAAGTTGTATTTTCAGGTAAGGCGTCAATCAAAGATCGAAACTCGGCTGTTTTTACATCGTCGAAGCAGTAGCTGATCATCTGCATACCTGCTGGGGCGAACCCTTGTGTCAGGCTAGATTTCAATAAAGAGCAGACCTGACCTACAGCTTGCTCTCTGGGTTCAATGCCTATAGCGAGCCGAGCGAGCCGGTATTGTGCGGCTGGATTTCCATCAGCGGCTGAGCGCTTGAGTAGGGGGACGGCCTCCGCCACTAGAGTGCGTAGTTTATTTATGAGTTCTTCTTTTTTCTTTTCGGGAAACTTTTCCTCATTGGGTAATTGATCCCGAATATTGAAAATTTCGTTATCAATTTCGTCAATTTTATCAAGGTAAGGGAGTGCCTTGAAATACAGCGTTTCGGCCTCGGGTGAGGCATCTGGCGACTCCGCGTTTGCGATTGTCGCGACGCAAACCAATAAGGTTAATGATAGAAGTTTGATGTTTCTTTTCGTCATAGCATCATCCTTGTAATTACTTGCCTGGATCGAGCCAATGCCACAACGCAGCATGCCGGTTGGCGGGCTAACGTTTTCATATTCAGGGCCTCGAAATCAATCAACGTTTTTTTGTTTTCGGCCCCGCCACACCCTTCGCACTGAGCAGGGAGTGCCGCCGGGGCTGACCTATTTCCATCATGCCCCACGGAGTCGAGCGCATGGAGTATCTACAGCGCCTGCTCGACAAGATCGACAGGTTCGAATTACTGATCGCGGGCCTCGTTGGCGCTGTGATCGCCAGTTGGTGGCACAAGGACGACTTGAACGACTGGCGTGCGTGGATGATCTTCCTCATCACCGGCATGGCCTGCTCGATCTACCTGACGAGCATGGTTAGCACCTACCTGGGCGTGACCGAGCCGAAGATCGTCGCCGGCATCGGTTTCCTGCTGGGCGCATTCGGCGGCTCGCTCCTGGCAGCCATCAATCGAGCCATTAAATCCGCTGACCTCTGGGCACTCATTCGCCAGCGGTTCGGGGGAGGCAATCCACCATGAATCTTGAACTGATCAACTCCATCGCCTGCGGCCTTATCGCGCTGTGGGCAGCCTGGTGCGTACTGAGCGGGAAGGTGAGGGACGGCATCCTCGGGAAGCTGATCTACTCGACCATTGCCATCAGCGGCTTCGTCGTCATGGCGCGCAGCCAGAACATCTTCTTCGGTCCGACCAGCGCTGGCCTGACATTGCATGTCGCCCTGGCACTGGCCGGCGCCCGTCACATCTTCATGGTCACGTACTGGCAGCCGGTTAAAGCATGGCTCTGCCGAACGCTGAGCTGTGAGCATTGCATGGGTTGCCCGAAAGCGCCTGAAGGCATTGACCGCCGCAACCAGTAATTCGCGCCACGTTTTCAATTGCGCCAAATCGTGGCGCGTAATCATGAGGAACCAACCATGGACAACCAGCACAAGAAAATCACCGGCTATCGCGACCTCACCCAGTCTGAAGTCGACGGTATGAACTCCATCAAGGCGCTGGAGGCTGACGCCGGCGAACTGTTCAAGCAGATCGGTCAGATCGAGGGCGTTGACCCGCGGCTGCTAGCACTGGCCAAGACGAACTTACAACAAGGTTTCATGTGGTTCGTGCGCTCTATCGCCAAGCCAGCCGATCCATTCAGCTGATGGGCGACGTAACCCGCCTGCGCCATGCGCTACCGATGAGTCAGGACATCAACGCAGCGGTAAGCGCTCTCGACAAGGCCATTTCTACCGCCGTGGACGCCGCCAAGGCTGCCGGGCTCCCCCAGGGCCTGATCGTTGGATTGCTCCACGGCCATGCCCATGCACAGACACACCAAATGGTGATCGAATGACCGTCAAGGTTCTGGAGTTCAAGCGGGAAGACTGGCGCGACGCCGCCAAGACCCTGCGCAAGATTGCCGATGACCTCGATGCCGGTGAGCATCCCAAGTGCAGCGTGGGCGCTTTGACGCTGATCGGCGCCAAGGGAGAGGTGACCGTGTTCGGCCTCGGTCCCAAGTGTGACGACTTGCAATGCCTCGGTGCGATGCGCTTGGGTGAGCAAAAGCTGATTGATGTGCTGCTGGACAACGTGGAAGGGTAGGTGTGCCGCAGGTGAGTGCGGCACTGGTGAATCACTCGGTTTTAAGTGCTTCTTGGATTTGATCTGCGTAAGCAGATAGCTGCTCAAATTCGTACGCCAGATTAACGTTGCCAGACGCACCGCCAGATCTGGCAGCGATAACCTCAAGAGCTGCCGCGACTGCGTTTGCCCTGTAAGACTTATCGGCGTTGTTAAGGTGGGCGGATTTTAGAACGAGATCAGAAATTGAGGACATGCTGCTTTCCTTGCTATTGAGTTGATCCCCACCAATACCGGCAACGCGCCACTTTTTCAAGCTCAGGGTAATCCATGGACAGGCCGCATCCTCCATCGTCACTGCTTGACCTGTCCGATCTGAGCGACTTCGGCATCCGCCTCGCTCCGGCCCCCGAAGTGTGGGAATGGCTCCAAGCCGAGATCCTTGCCGACACCGGCAGCATTCACAACGAAGGCCATGCCCACCTACTGGATGCAGACATCCGGATTATGTGGGCGTCGTCGAGCTTCGCCAAGCAGGGTCGCACAGTCTTGGGCCAGGCCGAACAGGTAGCGTTCCGCGCCGGCGGCTGGCAGAAGGCTCGGATGGAGCAACAGATGCGTGATTGGTTCGGCGACGTGCCGGCCTTCATCATCACTCTGGCTGCTGACTACTGTGCCCAGTGCACCGACCTTGAGTTCTGCGCCCTGATCGAACATGAGCTGTACCACCTGGCTCACGCAACCGACAAGTACGGTCAACCAGCATTCACCCAAGACGGTGCACCGAAGATCAAGCTGCAGGGCCACGACGTAGAAGAGTTCGTCGGTGTCGTCCGCCGCTACGGTGCAAGCCCTGACGTTCAAGCGTTGGTGGATGCTGCGAACAGTCCTGCTGAGGTGGGGAAATTGAACATTGCGAGGGCCTGCGGAACCTGTCTGCTCAAGTCGGCCTGATTTTTGACAGGCATTAGACGGAATTCAACCTATGGCAGCCCTGAAAAATGAGGTGAAAGGCTTCATCGTTCAGGCGTTGGCTTGTTTTGACACTCCCTCCCAGGTGGTGGAGCAGGTCAAACAGGAATTCGGCGTTGAGATATCTCGCCAATTGTGTGAGTCGCACGATCCCACCAAGCGAGCCGGGGTGAACTTGGCGGTCAAGTGGGTGACGCTGTTCCATGACACCCGCAAGCGGTTTCGAGAAGAGACGGCAGAAATCCCCATCGCAAACCGCGCCTTTCGCCTCCGCGCGATGAACCGCTTTGTGGAGAAGGCTGAGTCGATGAAGAACATCGGCCTGGCCATGCAGATCCTCGAACAGGCCGCGAAGGAAACCGGCGACATCTACGTCAACCGGGCCCGGAAGGAAGAGGTTGGCGATGAACCGGTGATCCCGACCCGCATCCAGGTCGACGTGGTGGATGCGAGGAAGCCGAATGCCGAGCCTTAATGTTCCGCAGGCTCAGTTCCTAACGCTGCCCCACAAATTCCGTGCGTTCGTTGCCGGGTTCGGCTCAGGTAAAACCTGGGTGGGCTGTTCGGCACTCAGCAAGCACTTCATGGAGTGGCCCAGCGTTAACGCTGGCTACTTCGCACCAACTTACCCGCAGATCCGGGACATCTTCTATCCGACCATGGATGAGGTGGCCTACGACTGGGGGCTGAAGACCAAGATCAACCAGGCGAACCACGAGGTTCACATCTACAGCGGCCGGCAGTATCGCGGCACTGTGATCTGTCGGTCGATGGAGAAGCCGCAGACCATTGTCGGCTTTAAGATCGGTCACGCCCTGGTCGATGAGCTGGACGTGCTGACCGCGGTCAAGGCGCAGCAGGCCTGGCGCAAGATCATTGCCCGGATGCGCTACAACCTGCCTGGGCTGAAGAACGGCGTGGACGTGACTACGACGCCGGAAGGCTTCAAGTTCGTCTTCCTGCAGTTCGTGAAACAGCTGCGTGATAAGCCGTCACTGAAAGAGATGTACGGCCTGGTGCAGGCCAGCACGTTCGACAACGAGCTGAACTTGCCAGGCGACTACATCGCCTCACTGATGGAGTCGTACCCGCCGCAGCTGATCATGGCGTACCTCAAGGGCCAGTTCGTCAACCTGACGTCGGGCACGATCTACACGGCATACGACCGCAAGCTCAATGGGTGCTTCGATACTGTGCAGCCCGGCGAGCCGCTGTTCATCGGCATGGACTTCAACGTCGGCAAGATGGCGGCCATCATCCACGTCAAACGTGACCAGGGGCTGCCCAGGGCAGTGGATGAGCTTATCGACGGCTACGACACGCCTGACATGATCCGCCGGATCAAAGAGCGCTACTGGCAGCACGACGGCAACGACTTCAAGAAGAGCTGCGAAATCAGGATCTACCCGGATGCCTCGGGCGATTCGCGCAAGTCTGTGAATGCCAGCATCACCGATCTGGCCATGCTCAAGCAGGCCGGGTTCGCTGTCATCGCTCCAGCGGCCAACCCGCCGGTGAAGGACCGAATCAACGCAATGAACGCCGTCTTC